TTCTTTGTCAACAAAAGTCTTTCGAGTGGCATAAAGCCAGGGCTGGTATTGTCACTAGTACCTCTCTTAAATCTGCCATAGGAACACCCACCGTTCAAAAGACTCTTATGTATGAGCTTGTGGCTGAACGCATGACTGAGCCTCAAATCAGAGAAATCAACGTTGAGGCTGTCGTTAGGGGGCAATGAGTTAGAGCCCATCGCTAGAGCCTATGCTACTAAAGAATTACAGATTAAATTTGAAACCATAGGCATGATGATAAGTGATGAGGTGGACGGCTTTGGAACCTCTCCCGACTGTGTCTGCCGTCGTGGTAATAAGATTGTCGGTGGCTTGGAGATTAAATGCCCCAATAGTAAGAAGCATGTTGAATATATAATTAAAAACGAGGTTCCTAAAGAATATTGGCATCAAATTCTATCTCAATTTATTGTTAATCCTGATGTTAAATGGTGGACCTTTATGTCATTCGATGATCGTAATTATTTAAGACCAGACTTCTATATAACTGTTAAGCGCCGTGACATTAGTAAAGAGATTAACGAGGCCTATAAGAGACTTAAAGATTTTTTAAAAACAGTGGATGAAGTCCACGAAAAACTAACCTTTTAAAGGAAAGAGTATATGAGTTATAACAAAGTAATAATGATGGGTCGGCTCACACGAGATCCAGAACTACGTTCAATACCATCGGGAACCCCATTATGTGAGATTGGAATCGCTGTTGATTCTGGCTGGGGTGATAATAAGAAGACTTGTTTTATCGACGTTACTGTCTGGGGCAAGCAAGCTGAATTTGTCAAGCAGTGGTTTAAGAAGGGTGACGGTATCGTTATTGATGGTCGTCTTGATTTAGAAAGCTGGGAAGATAAAAACGGTGGTGGTAAACGTTCTAAACATCGTATCACCGCTGAACGTGCTACGTTCCCCGTTGGAGCTGGTAAAAAAGGTAGTGGTGAGGCAGCCGCAGGACAATCACAGGACAACTATAAGAAAGAAGAGGAAGTAGATGAAATACCTTTTTAAACAAGACCACAAGTAAGCTAAAAATCCCCTGAGAGAGGAAGAGAGAGAAGTAATGACAAATCGGGCAAGGAACATAAAACCTGGGGTTTTCCAGAATGAGGATTTAGGTGAGATTGATGACACAGGAGTTCTCCTGTTCATCGGTCTCTGGACGTTGACAGATCGAAGAGGTGTCTTAGAAGATCGACCAAAACAAATTCGTAAAGAAATCTTCGGTTATAAAGACCACACGGTTGAGCGGGTTATTGGGCTCTTAGATGATCTAGAAAAACATGAGTTCATCAAAAGATATAGGCACGATGACAAGAATTACATTTTTGTTGTTAATTTTAGTAAACACCAAAAGCCTCATTATAAAGAGAAATCCCTACGTAACGTTCCTTTGCCCCAGGGTTATACCCTCTATGATAGCGATGAAAACCCCAACCCGACCCTGGTCGAGCCTCCCTTGAATATGGAATATGGAATATTGAAAGAGGAATATTGTATATTGGAGTCCGGGATAATCGAGATCTATCCAGAACTCGAAAAAAGAATTAGTATTTTAGTCCATACTTGGAAACAAGCGTTTCCCGGTGTTGATTTAGTGGCAGAGACCAAAAAAGCAAGGTCTTGGGAATTATCAAGTCCAAAACGTAAAAAGAAATTACACTCGCCATTTCTCAACAACTGGTTCTCAACAGCTTTTGGCAACTTAAAACCACGATCACAGGGCTCAACCATGCCGGAGATCATGTAATGGACGATGCCCTCAACGCTGAACAAGCCTTTTTCGGTTGCCTGATTCTAGACCAAGATCTACTCGAGGAAGCGCTTGGATATGGATTCGACGAAACATTCTTCATCAACAAAGATTTACGCGATATTTGGACGCTTATGGTCAAGGCCGATAAAGACGGAATTAGCTGGGATACGGTATGGCTCAGCGACCACGGCGTTTCTAACGACCTTCTCAGCCTCCTCATGGACAAAGTTGTAGCCTCGGCAACGTTTGTGACTTATGCCGAGCAAGTTGCGCTTAGAAAGGCTAAGACGGCGTTAGACAGACAGCGAGTAAATGACCCTGATGACCTCCAAGCGCTCCAAAACATCATCGATAAGCACCACGAAATGTTTGCTGGGACCAAAGCTTTGACCGTAAATGAGATTGCTGCCGAGGTCTCAAAAGAGGTCTTGGAAGACTGTTCTGTAGCCGATATGGAGCTACCTTGGGAGAAATTAAATAACCATCTAGGCGGTCTTAGGCGTGGTAAATTAATATTCATAGGTGGTCGTCCGAGTCATCATAAAACCAACGTCGCTATAGGTATTTGCAACCATAATCTGAAGAAGGGGAAAACTGTACTTTATTGCGATTATGAGATGGGAACGAAGGTAACCTTGGAACGATTCGTTGCTGAGAGCGAGGGTATTGTTGGTTCTGAGATGTCGACTAAAAGAGATATGTTCGGCAAGTGGCTCACGGATTCTATGAGAGAATCAATCTCTGATTCAATTAAGGATTTTTCAAAGAAGTATGGCGATAAGTTACATATAGCGACCTACCCAAAGTTACATGAAATAAAATCCTTAGCAAAATCCACTAAAGCTGACATCGTTGTCGTCGACCACATCCAGATATTTGGTAATAACGAACCTATAAGATCGGGCGAATCAAGGCCGGGTCACTTAAACGTTTTATGTGCAAAGCTTAAGAAATTAAGCCTCGAACTCAATATTACTATTATTTGTCCATCGCAAATAAATCGTAATTGTGAAGGCCCCCCTAAAATGAGCGACTTTAAAGAGTCTGCTGGTATTGAGGAAAATGGTGATATTTTAATTGGTGTTTGGTGGCCGTCTAAAGAAGGAATGAATGTAAATAGTAGGGGTGAGACTTGTGGCTTTAATTACTATGAAGTTGAACTCGCAAAAAATAGGGGCGGGCCAATAGGCAGAGACAGCCTTTTTGTGAATCCAGCTACAGGTCAAATTAGGGGAGAAGCAATACCAAAAGAATATTACAATCAGGGAGGGTCAGACTTATGAGTCAATTAGCTGATGATTTTTTAGAGTTAAACGAAAAATATAAAAAAGAACAAGAAACAGTCGCGGCTTTAAGGGAAATTATTAAACGACTCGAGACAACAAAAAGTAAATCAGACATTGTTTTTGATAACCTCATCCCTGGAATTGTAGGTGGCCTTCAAGAAATTGACGAAACCCTTAAATCTATAGACATTAAAGGACTTGATGTATTCAATGCCTTAAGTGTTGTTATGACTCAAGCCGCTATTGAAAACTTTATTAATAGTTACGGGGTGACAGCATGAAACGGGGTGAGATTCATCCAAAATTAGGTGTGACAGAGGGTAATTTGAAGTCACAAATTAGATCAGCTTTAAGGAAAATATGGCGCAACACAACCAGGAAAGTATTCATCCTATCGGTTCGAATTCCGTATGAAGGTGAGGGTCGTTTTAAGTGGGCTGTCGAGTGTAAGGAATGTCCAAAAGTTCTAGGTCAGAGTGAGAAGAATTTTGAGATTAACAACGATGGCACTGTCACAAAAAGAAAGATGCTCGCCTATGAAGTTGACCATATTGACGGTAACCACGAGCTCACTGAAATCAAAGATCATTTAGGAAAATATGCACAAACATTATTTTTCGGGGAGCTACAAATACTCTGTAGAACGTGTCATAAGAAAAAAACAAGACTTGCAATTAAAACCTAACAAAGAGAGAGAGAAACTATGGCAAAGACTAGCGCAAAAATAAGAGAAGAAGAGAAGATTAGGGAAGCTAAAACCGATCACGACATACTTCTAGATAAAGTTTTAGAAGCAAAACAAATTACAAGTAATATTTTTTGGAAGGAAGGTTTTTTAACCCGGCGTGAGAACGTTGACAGCGCCTACGGGACGTTGCAACTTTACTGTAAACAAAGCTCAACACATTTAACTAAGGAAGATGATCTTCTACCATACTCTAAAATTATTACCAAAATAAAAGACAGATTAATTGATTTTGATAGGTACACAAAAGACATGAGTAAGGCTGTAGTAGACCTTAATTATTTTGTTAACACAACCCCGTTATTAATAAAAGAAAACCCACAAAAAGCCTTATGGAATCCTAAAGACGGAACTATAACAATTATCACAAATACACAGACGGCAAAGGCGTAATTATGAAAGGCGTCGACAGTTACCATAGCAACGTTCTTAATCAACACCTTATCGCTGAAGATCAAGCTGTCAGGTGGCACGACGCCTTCATTTTCGCTATTGGCTGGGTGGAATATACAAACTTCGAGAAGATAAACATAATCGATGTAGCTGATTTTCACCACACGAGAGATGACGATCCTAACGCTCTAGGTGAAGCGGTAAGAGATGAAATAAATCAATGGAAAAAGTTTTATGAACGTGTTATTACTAGTACAAACGAACAAGATAAGTCTGAAATATTCACATATTTCTCTAAGGCTTATAGCGATGAAGATTTTGAACAAATGGTCAAGTGGGCGATTGAGGATTTAGTATGAGTAAGAAACCGTTTCTAATTTCAATTTACCCTGGCGCTGTAGTTGGTTGGGTTATCGCTAACAAATCCGGTTCTTATATTAACGGCGGAATCATAGACACAGGACCAGGACCAAAGAAAGCTAAGAATAATGGCATGGTTGCACTTGACTATAGACCTTTTAATTTTCAACTCAAATTGAATAAGATTTTGAGTCAATATAAACCACAAGACCTTTGCTTTTTAAACATAGCCGTTGGAAAGGCTGAGTCTACAAACGTAGCTTACTTCACAAGCCTCGCCTCCCAGTTGCCGATGTTAATTATAGCCAACGGATTAAATAGAGATATCGGACTTTGCTCTTATCGCTATACATGTAGACACGCAACTGAAAGTAAAGACATCCCAAACGGACTACAGTCATTGAGCGATAAGCAGGTTCAGATGTATATGAAAGTTGCGACAGGGGAAGACCTTTCTCCGCCGGCAGCTTGGGCTCTAGCTACTGCTAGGTATTACATTAACTTCAGGTTGGGGGTGAGCGAGTGAATGCTCTTGATGATATTTCATTTTGTTCCCAGGAAAAGCTTAAAGCAACAGACACAGTATTGATGATATTCTTCTTAGCATTATTCAGGTTAACAAGGGAAGGCTATATAGAGGCTTCTTTTAAAACGGTAGCGAAGGAGACTGGAATTTCAAGGACGACATTATATAGATCATTAAAAAGACTTGAAGATGATAAAAAACTTCTAATAGTTATTCGTAGTAATAATTTTGAAGATGAACAGAAATTCTTTAAAGGTAAAAGGTTGGC